GCTTTGACAGATTAAAACCTGTTAAAGCGGGTTTTCTTTTGCCGAACTCTTGACATTCACGATTAAAATTTGTTAGAGTATCGCCGCAAGCTCCAAAACTTTAGTTTAAGGAGATTCTAATGGAACCTCGCATTCATTGCCCTATCTTGAGGCAATACGGTCATTGTTATATGAGCGTTGAATGCAAATCCTGCGGAAGATTGCGTTAACCAGTTGTCAGGAGGTATTATGCCGCCGCAAACTGAAGAATTTAGCCGTGAAAGTGTCAACGCTCTTGTATGTCCTGCTCTTAATATCCTGAGAGCTATTGAACTTGAGTTGAATGGATGTGATTGTATTTATAAGCCGAAGATTCGACATGCTACCAATAACTTGCTTAAGCTAATGACTCTTGCTAAACGAGGTGAAACAAATGGCTAGAATTGATACTCTTGAACCTGATTTTAAAGCTCAAGTCGAAGAACTGATTAAACGAACTGAAACCGCTACTAATCGCCAATGGGCTATTAGCGATGCTCGCCGCACTATGGCTCAGCAGCGTGATATTTATGCTCAAGGCCGAACTAAGCCGGGAAAGGTAGTTTCAAACGCTAAGCCTGGGCAATCGGCTCATAATTTCGGCTATGCAATTGATCTTTGGCCGCTTAAAGCTGATGGCAAAAACTTTGATTGGGGTGCTAGCCAAGCTTTGTTTAAAGTGATGGCTGACATTGCCGTTGAAATGGGTCTTACTTCAGGTTTCTACTTTAAGAGTATTCATGACGCACCGCATGTTGAGCATCCGCGTTGGAAACAACAGCAAGCTAAATGGAAAGCCGGTGAGATTCAAATTGCGTAAGTTAGCTTTGCTTATAGTTGTATTAATGCTAACCGGCTGTGCTACATTAGGTCAGCGTGAATCAAGCGTGCGATTACCTTCAGGTGAAGTTTACAAAGTAATGTGTATGCACGATGCAACTGTTAAGTTTAAACAAGGTGGTGTTTTGTTAGAAGTTAACAATCAAGGTAAACCAGGACCTCTTGATTCTTTGATTGCTGTTTTAACGCTAGGCTTAATCAGAACCCCGATTGAAGTTGCTAAATAGGAGTTAATTAAAATGGCAAAAGATAAATGTATTTACAACCGGCATGTTGAGTGTACTAATTGTGAACTCTGCGATAGATACAAGAAATGAAGAACTGATTAGACTTCTAATCTTTATATTAGGATAAAGGAGATTTAAATGAAAACTTGGATGCTGAAAAGACTCAAAGAGCGTAGCACTTGGTCTGGTATTATTACTTTGCTTGGTCTTATGGGATACACTCTTAAACCTGAACTCGCTGAAGCTATTGTTACAGCGGCTACCGCTATCATTGCGTTAATTTTCACTGTAACTGCTGATAACAAGGAGGTTAAAGTTGAAGTTACTGGAACTGTTGTTGATAAACAAACAATTACATCTCCCGAACTCACGCAAGAACAACGCGATGTTCTCAATCGGTAAAACTTTTGTTTGTAATTGGGATGAATGGGTATCTAAACTGTTCAGGAGAAAGAAATGACTCAGTTTGATTCAAATAGCTTTGAACATGATTACATTGTTAACACTTTGAATCACATGCTCATCGACTTATCTACTCAAAAGTCTAAAGCTGAAATTGTTGATAAACACGCTTGTATCTTAACTGCTTTCATGAACGGTCAAATAGTCGCCGCTGTGAAGCAATCTAAAGGAGAAAAGTAATGGACAAACTGAAGATTATTTTTAGTTGGGTATGGGGTTTTGTAGCTCCTTTTCTGAAGCAAATGCTGAGCCAGTACGGGCCGATCCTGGCCGCTGCTGCGCTTGAAGCAGTCAAGATTACGGCTAATAACATGAGCGGTGCAACTGACGCTCAGAAGCGTGATTACGCTTACGGGCTGATCGTGCAGAACCTGAAAGCTAAAGGAGTTGAAGTAGGTGTTAATGTGGGTACTGCTATGGTTAACGCCGCGCTTGAAATGGCTGTACTTAAGTTGAAGGGGTGATGAATGGGAACGGGATACGGGGATGATTCTACGTGCATTTATGACACTATTCCTTGCGACGGTTGTTGCTGTTGTGAAACAGATACGCCGCTTGTTGATATGGAAGAGGAAGAGTAATGCCTAGTGCTCCCCGTAGACCTTGCCTTAAGCCTGGGTGCGGAGTTCTAGGGAATACTCCTTATTGCTCCGCGCACACTATTCAAAAGAAAGAAGAAGTTCGTATCAAAGATCGGTATCGTGGTTCTGCGGCTTCAAGGGGCTATACGCACGAATGGAACAAGTTTAGTAAAAGATACAGAGAACAAAACCCTTTGTGTGTGATGTGTGAAAAGGAAGGTAAGTTGGTTTTAGCTCAATGTGTTGACCACATTATTCCTCATAAGGGGGATCAGAAATTGTTCTGGGATATCAACAACTTACAGCCGCTATGCCATGCACATCATTCCTCAAAAACGGCTAGAGAGGATAATGGGTATGGTAATGCATCAAAAGAACGAGAAAGATTCATCTAAGGAACTAAAATGGCGAACAACTCATTAAAGCCGGTCCATCTCAAAGTAGTAGACAAAGCACACCAGCATTTATATGACTATGACAATCCTGAACCGTCTAAGGATTGGCCTGTTACACCATCTCGCTTGTCACCTAAAGCAGCAGGTATCTTTGAGCGAATGGTACTGCGTATAGCTGAACTTTACCCTCCTTCAGCTTCTCATTGCGAGCTTTTAGCCCTCTACGCTGAAGCTGAGGAAGATTACCTTGAATTGTCTGCTTACATTAAGTGGAATGGTCGAACTTATACTACTGAAAATGGACAAATTAAACCTTATCCCGAAGTAGCAATGAGGAATGAAGCTAAGAATACGATGGAAAAGATACTTAAGGAGTTTGGTCTAAGTCCTGCGTCTAGCCGCAACGTTAAGATGCAGAAAAAGCAGGAGAAACGAAACAGCTTTGCGGATTTGGATGATTGATATGTTCATATGGCCTCCTGAACTTAAACCTAGCAGATATTTTGTTCACCCTCTTTTGTTTAAAGAGAAAACTTTATTTGAAGATACATATCTCGAAGCAAAGGTTGAGATTTAATGACTAAGTGTGAACTGGTAATCAGAGTAAAAGTCAAATGGTGGCTGAAGTTGTATCTTAGCGGCTTGAGCATGGTTTGCTGGCTTACTGATAATTATCCTAATCCTGAGAAAGTTCAGTTTTGGCTGAATAAAGGTATTAAGCTTGAAAAGGTATAACATACCCACACCTTTGCCTCAATGGTTGATCGAACTAATTGAGCGTTGCAAGCGCGAAAAGGGTTAAAATATGTTAACAATCCTTGACTTTCGGTATTAGTTTCTGTTATGGTGCTTGCCAACATTGATACAAGCACTTGGCAGAGTGCTTTAAAGTGGCTACAGATTAAATCTGTGCCTTGAAAGCTCCCTACGCAACTGCCATTGTGTAGGGAGCTTTCTCTATTTAAAGGGGTTGTTATGCAAGAATTTGTTATTGAAGATGTTCCTGTTGTTGAAAAAGTAGCTGAAACTTATAATTCGATTGAAGAATTTTTTGAATCTATCAAGCATAGGCATTGGGCAAGTCATTATATCAAGCTTGTAGTTAGAGCTAAAGACAGAGTTGTTGATAGTTATACAGAAAAGCATCATGTTATTCCAAAATGTTTAGGTGGTGCAAATTGTGACGAAAATTATGCAATTTTAACTCCTGAAGAACATTATATTGCACATCAGCTTTTAGTTAAATTGTTTCCTTCAAATAAGAAGTTGTTATTTGCTGCTGTTTACATGACTGGTAAAAGTCGTGATCTCAATAGGTCGAATAATAAAATTTACAGTTGGCTTAAACAAAGAATGAGTGCTCTACAAAAGGGTGTGCCTAGACCGCCTCATGTCGCTGTGAATATTGCAATTGCTAATAGGAAACGTTGTTTGGGTATTTCTTTAAATGCTGATCAACGAGAAAAAATAAGCAAAGCAGGGAAAGGTAGAATAGTTGGCGAAGAGACTAGAAAAAAATTAAGTGAAATCAATAGAACGCCTGAAGCTTTAGAGCGTATTAGAAAATTAGGCGCTTCTAAAAAAGGAACTAAGTTACCTATTGAAATGAGAATAGCAATGAGTATAAGGCGAAAAGGTGTGTCTCTCACTGATACTCATAGAGCTAATATGAGCAAAGCTAGAAAAGGTGTGAAACGACCTCCTTTTTCTGAAGAATGGCGTAAAAATATGAGTATTGTTAAAAAGGGAAAGGCTCCTACTTGGGAATATACGGATGAAATAAGGGCTAAAATAGCTCATTCAAACAGAACAAGACCTGTTACAGATGAAACGCGTGCTAAAATGTCAGCGTCTGGAAAAGGTAAACACGGTAATACTGTGATATCTTCTGAGCAAAGAGCGGCTATCATTAAGTCAAATCAGACTCGCATAGTAACTGAAGAAACTAGAGCTAAAATGCGCCAATCTTGGGAGAAACGACGTGCTGACAAGGCTGCTAAAGAGGCCGAACTTTTAAAATTTTCAAAAGAAACTGACATAGATTGGTGCGAAAATGAGTAGGGATCATTGTCAACTATCTTACGAATATTGTATTGCTGCTGTTAACGATCAACTTCCTAATCGTAAAGCCTCAAAGCTTGAAAAATTAGCTTATCAGCGACATTTGAGTGATTTGCAACGTCAAAATGACGAAGATTTTCCTTATTATTTTGACGTTGCTGCTGGAAATAGACACGCTCGTTTTATGGAGAAGTTACCCCACACAAAGGGGTCTTGGAGAGGTACGTTACTTGTATTAGAAAATCATCAGCTTTTTCTTCACACAACTTTGTTTGGTTGGAAACGTAAAGAAGATAATCTTAGACGTTTTAATAAAGTTTTTTGGATGCTCCCTCGAAAGTCGGGCAAGAGCCTCGCTGCGGCTGGCATAGGCCTATATATGGCCTTTTGTGACAATGAACCAGGAGCCGAAGTTTACGCTGGTGCTCAAACTGAAAAGCAAGCCATGTGCGTTTTCGAACCCGCATACGCTATGTGTAAGTTAAATCCAGATTTAGTTGAGGCGTTTGGACTTACTTTAACAGGTACAGTGCGTAATCCTACGTCAGTGTATAGAAATGATGACATGAGTAGGTTTGAGCCAGTTGTAGGAAAGGCTTCTGATGGGCAGTCGCCTCACGCTGCGCTGATTGACGAGTATCACGAAGCACAGACAAGTGCTTTGTATGATAGTATGTCAACTGGAATGGGGGCAAGATCGCAGCCACTCCTTTGCGTGATAACTACCGCTGGTGTAGATATCAGTTCACCTTGCTATGAAATGTATTTAAACGCTGTGAAAGTTATAGAAGGTACTCTTGTTGAAGATAATTTGTTCGCTGTTATTTTCGGAATTGATCCAGAAGATTCATATGAAGATTTTGAGGTATGGAAAAGGGCTAATCCAAATCTTGGGGTTTCAGTGAACGAGAATTATTTGAGAGGTAAGTACAATGACGCTTTAACTAAAATGAGCGAAAGAAACATACTTTTAACTAAACATTTGAACATGTGGCAATCTGCTGGTCGTGCGTGGCTTGATATGATTAAGTTTAAAGCTTGCGGTAATCCTTCTTTTAAGCTTGAGCAATTTGCTGGAAGTAAATGTTATTTAGGTTTGGACTTGGCGAGCAAAATTGACGTTGTTGCTCTTGAAATACTGTTTGAGATAGAAGGTGTAAAGCTTGAAGTTTGTCCTAGATGCGGAGCCAAAGCTGTTTACCAGGACGAACGATACAACTGTGCTAACAGTCTAGGCGAAAATCCTACGTGTAGTTGGAATCGCAAGACTAATAAGCGCGTGGTGTGTTTTTCCAAGTTTTATCTACCTGAAGCAACGGTTAATAAGAAAGAAAACCAGCATTATCAACTATGGGAGAAAGAAGGTCTGCTTACTGCTACAGAAGGTGAACGTACTGACTTTAATGTTGTTGAAGATGACCTTAAAATGTTGAATGGTATGTTTAACATTCAAGAACTTGTGTTTGACCCGCGTGAAGCATCAATGCTTATTTCTAATATTCAGAAATGGGCTTCGTTCGAGTGTGTTGAATTTACGCAGTCGCCTGCGAACATCAGTGAGCCGTGTAAGGAACTAGAGGCTATGGTTACTGATAATGCTTTTCTTCATGACGGAAACAAAATGTTTGAATGGATGTGCGGGAATGTTGTTCTGAAACAATCTCGTTCCGGTGGAAATGTAAAACATTACTTTCCAACTAAGACTACAAATGCAAATAAAATAGATGGCGCGGTTGGAGCAATCATGGCTTTGGCTCGCTTGATGGCTAATGATGAAGATACAGGTGATTCATACAACGCTAGAGCGGCAAGAGGCGAGCAGGAGATATTACGCGTACTGTAATGTGGGCAAACAACTAAAAGGAGAAAATAATGTCTGAACACAAATGCAACTGGATAGCGAACAGCGGTAGAGGTGGTAAGCCTGAATTCAGGTACAACGCTCAAATGAGCAATCAACCAATTATGCATGTTAATTGTTCTATTTGTAATGCTAGAACTTGGCTTACTGAAGAACAGTGGGAGGTGTTGAAGAAATGACTTGCATAATTGGTTTGCTTAACGGAAGTAAAGTGTATTTGGGCGGTGATAGTTGCGGCTCAAACGGATATGTTTATGAGAATTGCAATCACTCTAAAGTGTTTAGAGTTGGCGAATTTGTTATAGGCGGGACTACTAGCTTCAGGATGCTGGATTTGCTTGAATATTCGCTTGCGTTACCTGAAGGCCAACCTGTAGCTACTGTTAACATGGATAAGTTTATGCGAACTACTTTTGTTGAAACTGTTCGGAAATGTTTGAAAGACGGCGGCTTTACGAAAGTGAATAACGGTGTTGAGCAAGGCGGTACTTTTCTTATTGGCTATAAAGATAAGCTGTATCGAATGCAAGATGATTTTAGCATAATTAATTGCAAAGATTATGATGTAGTTGGTTGCGGTGACGAAGCTGCTAAAGGTAGTTTGTTTACAACTAAAGCTATGAAGCTGAAGGTTGAAGAACGAATTACAATTGCGCTTGAAGCTGCTGAGAGTGTTTTAGTTGGTGTTAAAGGTCCGTTTACTATAATTTCAACTTAAGGAGGTGAGAAATGAAAGCAGGAGAAACCGCAAGTCCTGTTACTGGGCTAACCTTTGACGAACAAATGTGCATGAATGCTTTAGTCAAAGCTTATCGAATTTACAGCAAGCTTCCTAAAGATCATCCTATGGAGAACATTGAATTTACAACTTCTTTGCATCGCTTGCAAGATTTGTTGGCGATTAGAGTTGTTCGGCGCAGCTTTCCTAACGGTTGGAGTTTTGCTAATAAGGAGGAAAGAAATGACTAGACCCGAAGCTCACGTTTTACTAGGTTACTTGAAACGCTACAGAACTGAGCATATCACCTGTGAACGCAAGTATGATGTTGCTTCTGAAATGATTGCTGAAGTAATGGAGATGTTGAACCAGCAAGGCGGTTTACTTGATAAGCATGGCTGTGATATAAATGTCCAAGGAACTGTAACCAAGAGATTAGGCGATATGACCGAACCTCAACTTGCTGAGTTCATCGTTAAAACAGTACAAGAAAGCATAGCTCGCAACGCAATTCATCCTAACTTCTGAATTTATGACTCAAAGGAGAAACAAATGACTAAAACCGAATTAATGAATAAAGCTAGGCGTGCCAGTGAGTGGAATGAAACTTTGAGAGTAATTCCTGTAAGTGATGTTGAAGAATATTTATCTCAAGCGTTGCCTATTTGCGTAGTTGAAATTCCTCAAGTACAAACGCTTGAAACTATGACCGCGATCAAAAAGCTTATTCAAGAAGCTCTGGAAAACGGTTCAATACGCCTCAGATAAGTATTAAAATCCTCCAATGCTCAATAATATCTAATAAAGCCCTTGACTCTGGATAGGGCTTTATGATACTTACACTCACAATAGCAACAAAGGCTTTCTCGCATGTCGGGGAGAAAGCCTTAAGCCGGTAAGCTACAAGGGAAGATACCGCATTGACAAAAGAAAAACTCCTTTCATTTTTGCCTAGTTTTAGCGACGTACTGTTTTTCATCGGTGCTGCGCTACTTTTCTACGGTACTTACCTTCTTAGTCCTGCTGTCGCATTTATCCTTTTAGGTTGCATATTTATGGCTCCTGGTGTTCTCAGGGTTATTAAAACTTTCAAGTTCAAGGAGTCTAAATGACTTGGCTTGAAAGAATTTGCGGGGAAACTCGCGCTTCAGTACAGCCGTCTATGCTTGTAGGTGATCCTGCGTTATCTGGCTACATGGGCTATATGCCTAATACTGCTTCAAGTCAGACTGTTAATGCTGATACTGCGGTAAAGATCAGCACTGTTTACGCTTGTGTTAATCGTAAAGCGTTGACTCTTGCAATGCTTCCTTTGCATGTAATGCAGGAATTGCCTGAAGGTGGTCATAAAATTGCTAAGAGCCATAGGCTTTATAAGCAAATGCACGATAAGCCTAATGAATGGCAAACGTCTTTTGATTGGCGTTTAATGGGCCAAGCTCATAAGATGTTGCGCGGTAACTTCTATAACTACATTCAGTCAACGCCTGGACGTGGTATCAATCAGTTGATTCCGTTGCATCCTGACAGAGTGTTTCCGTTTGTGATTACTCCTGAAGGTGCAACGTATTTTATGTATGACAATTCGCCTACGCCGCCGCGTGGATCGAAGCTCTACTATCAGTATTTTCCGGTGAATGGTCAAAGCGAGATTTTCACTGCGAAAGAGATTCTGCATATTAGAGGATACAGTGACAACGGTATTGTGGGCAAATCTGTAGTTAAGTTGATGGCTGAATCTGTCGGCCTTGCAATGGCAATGGAAGAACAAGGTGCAAGGTTGTTTACTAACGGTGCTCAGATAGCAAAAGTATTTAAGCATCCGGCTAAGCTTGATGATCCTGCATTTGATCGTCTGAAAGCTCAATTGGATAAGTACACTGGTGTCGGTAATTCCCACAAAACAATTATTCTTGAAAACGGCATGGACATAAGTAGTTTAAGTATGACTATGCAAGACAGCCAATATATCGAGTCGAGAAAATTTCAGGTTGAGGATATTTGCAGCTTCTTAGACGTACCGATGATGCTGATTCATCGTTCCGGTGATAAGAATCAAACCTTTGCAAGTGCCGAAGTAGTAATGCAAATGTTTATTACTTTGAATATGCAACCTGAGTTTGAGAATTGGGAACAAAGATTAAAAGTAGATTTGATGTACGACTCTGAAAAAGATTACTACTTCAATTTTGACTTTAATGCTTTGATGCGCGGCGATATGGCTGCACAGGCTGCTTATAACAAGTCGAGGTTTGAAACTGCTTCTTGGTCGCCTAATGATATTCGCCGCAATAGCGGTGAAAGTCCTGACAATAGACCTGAATCGGATGAAGTATTTGTTCCTTCCGGTATTTTCCCTGCGAGGTTGGCAGGTAGTCAGTTTAGTAAAGTTGTTGAGCCTAAAGAACCTTCCGCAACAAAGGAGTGATATATGAAGCCTGACATTGAAAAAGATGAAAATGTCGAAAGACGCACACATGTTGTGCAAATGCGCGTCAAAGAAAACGGCGACACCAAAACTCCTGTTATGGATGGTTATGCTGCTAACTTCAATAGCCTTTCTGAGAATCTAGGTGGTTTTAGAGAAATTCTAATGCCTGGATGCTTTAAGAAAGCTTTGGGCGTTTCGGATATTAGGGGTTTGTTTAATCATAATCCTGACAAAATTTTAGGTAGAACAGCAGCAGGTACGCTGCGTGTTTTCGAAGATGAAAAAGGTCTTCGTTTTGAAATTGATCCTGATATGGAAATTTCGTATGTGAAAGACCTGCAAATTTCAATGCGTCGTGGTGATGTTAATCAATGTTCGTTTGGGTTTCGCGTAGCTGCTGACGGTGATCATTGGAAAGAAGATTCTGATGGTTTATGGATTAGAACTATTCATCAGGTTGAGCAACTGTATGATGTTTCTCCTGTGACATATCCTGCTTACACTTCTACTTCTTGTGCAGTACGCTCATTGAATCAAAAGAAACAAGAAGCTGAACAACTTAGAACTGAACAACAGCAAGCCGAAGAACAACGCAAAGCTGACGAAGCAACTGCTGCACTCGAAGAGGAACAACGCGTTGCTGCTGAACTGGCCGAAGAAGAAGAAGAAACTGAGCGCGTAGCTGAAGAGAAAAGAAAAGCTCAGATTGAAACTGATAATGCAAAAGCAAGATTGAAACTGCTTGAACTGGAAATGAATTAACAAAGGCTGTGTAAGCCCAAACCCCGCAACACGCTACCGACAAAGACCGGAGCGAAAGGAGAAGCAAAATGGCTAAGAATCTGAAAGAACTCCGCGATCTTCGTGGAAAGGCGTTTGCCGACGCAAGGGCTATTCTTGACCGCGCTGAAAAGGAAAACCGCGCAAGGAATGAAGATGAAATTCGTCAGTACGACGCTTTCATTGCTGATGTGGATCGTCTGAAGAAAGACATCGAGGACGAAGAGAGGGCGCAGGAACTTGAGCGTGAAATGGCTGCTGATGCTATTAAACATGCTGGTGAACAGCGTACCGGCGTTCCGGCTGAAGAAGCTCGTTCGGCTGCGTTCCGCAAGTTCGTGCTGCATGGCGACAAGGCAATGAGCAACGATGAAATGCGTTCTCTTACTGCCGGTACTGACACTCAGGGCGGTTTCATCATGACTCCGCAAACCTTCATAGCACAGCTGATTTCTAACGTGAAGGATAACGTTTTCATGCGGAAACTGGCTACCATCATTCCGCTGAACGAAGCGGCTAGTTGCGGTGTTCCTACCCTGGATTCCGATGTTGGCGATGCTGATTGGACTCCTGAAGTCAAGACTGTTCTTGAAGATACCGGGATTGCTTTCGGTAAGCGTGAACTGTCTCCCCACATGCTTACCAAGCTGGTGAAGATCAGCAATAAGCTGCTTCGTAACGCTGCACTGAATCCTGAGTCTATTGTCAATGACCGTATGGCTTACAAGTTCGGTATTGCAATGGAGAAAGCGTACCTTGTCGGTACTGGTGTAGGTCAGCCTCTTGGTGTGTTTACCGCTTCTGCTGATGGTATTCCGACTTCCAGGGATATTACTATGGCTACCGGTAACACTACCGCAATGACTGCTGACGGTCTTATTCAGACTAAATACAGCCTGAAAGCGCCTTATATGACTAAGGCGCAGTGGCTGTTCCATCGTGACGCTCTTTCGCAGATTGCTCAGTTGAAAGACGGTAACGGTAACTACATCTTCAAGCTGGCTGAAAAAGCAGATGTGCCTGATATGCTGCTTGGTCGCCCGCTGATCATGTCTGAATACGCGCCGAATACCTTCACTTCTTCTCAGTATGTGGGTATGTTCGCTGACTTCTCTAACTATTGGATTGCTGACTCTCTTGCACTTCAGTTCATGCGTCTGAATGAACTGTACGCTGTTGAGAACAAAGTTGGTTTCATTGCTCGCCTCGAAACTGACGGTATGCCAGTACTGGCCGAATCCTTCTCCCGTATCAAACTCGCTGCTTCCTAATTGAAGCAGTAATGAACTGACAACCTAACTTAAGCCCCTCTTAACTGAGGGGCTACAAGGAGAAAGCTATGAATCTTAGCAAAAACGTGAAAGTCACTCAGGTACTCGGCTACTATGCTGCCGGTACTACTGCGCGAAAGGCCGATATCATTGATATGGCTAACTATGATGGCGTCATGTTCATTTATGAACTTGGTACGACCATTGAAAACGGCACTGTTGATTGCTTTGTTAGCGGTGACGCTGCTAACAACACTTCCGGTATGACTCGGCTGAAAACCACTACCGCTCACACCATTACCGCTGCTAACGCGGCTCTTGCGAAGTCTTGCATTGTGGTTGACATCTTTCAGCCTGATCCGTCGCTTCATCGGTATCTCGAAGCACAACTTACCCCGGCCACTCAGAATGCTGTCATCTTGGGTATTACCGCTATCCAGTACAACGGGCGCGTACATCCTGACACTCAGCCTGCGTCTACTCTGAAATCCACCTTCCTTCAGTCTCCTGAAGAGTAATCTGAACTAACAGGGGCGGTGTAACAGCCGCCCCTTAAAAGGAGAGCTTTATGTATAATGCTAAAGTTTATATGAAACAAGGTGGCGATGAGCTTGTTGTGAAAGCTGGCGGTAAAATTACAATTGAGCCTGATGGTGAACTTGCTATTGATGCAAGTGCTATTGTTAATAGTCCTGTAGTAATAGCAATAGAATCTCAATCTCTTGTGTTTTCTGACTTCACTGACAACACTAACACGACTGGCTATATTGACATTACCACTCAGATTCCAGCAGGCTCTATTGTGTTGGGATGGAAAGCTGTAACGTCAGTAGGCTTCACTGGTGATACTACCGCTGTTATTCAAGTAGGTGTTAGCGGTGCTGTAGATAAGTATTCTGCTGTAACTTCTGGTTCTGTTGTTGCTGCCGGTACTGTAGGTTCGACTGTGAAGGCTGGTAATGTGTTTGAAGCTGCCGCTGCAACTGCTAGGGTTACTGTAACAGGCGGTGCTGACTTTACTTCTATCACTGCCGGTACTATGGTTGTTACCCTGTACGTTGTCAAAACCGCATAAGGTGACTTGAAATGCGAATCCGAATGAACACAACTAAATGTGGTCCTGTTGTGACTGATAACTGGAACGAAGGTGAGATTAGGGACGTAAGCGTTGAGGAAGCTCGCGCTTACGTTACTTCGCACCTTGCAACGGCGCTTGAGCCTTTCGAGGTTGCCGTGGTTCGGCCTCCCGAAGTCGCCGTTATCACCCCGCCTCAGAAGGCTGTTTCTAGCCCCGCTGAGATTGCAGGGCAGGGTAAGGGTCCAGTTGCCGCACAAACGCCGCCTGTAGGTCAACCTGCTTCGCCGGTTGCGGCTCCTGCTACCGGTAATCTGACTCAGCCGCCGACTTGGGGTAAGAAGTAGATCAATGCTGAACTTACAGGCTAAGCTTTACGGTTTCGCCTGTAACTTTATCATTGCTCTCACAATAGGAGTTATTTATGAGAAAGACCTTGCTAGTTTGTGCATTGCTCACCGTAGCTTCAACTGCGTTTGCTGTTAAACCCGAACTGCCGCGTGATGGTCAAGGCATGAAAATTCAAGGTTTTGCTCCTAGTGGTAAGAAATCAGTTCAACTTACCGTTAACTCGCAAACTACTAATTACACCGATGACATCAGATGGAGTGTTTACACACCTACGGCTTGCGGCTTTAGGCTTATGAGTACAGCAACTAAAGTTGGAATTAAACACACGCTTCCTGCTAACGCTACTACTGAAAGAGTAGTTAATTCGGCAACTCCTTACGTTAATTACAGTGGTTGCACCAACGGCGAGCTTCAGGTTCAGTGAAGATTTTCGGTATTCCAGAGATACCGACCAAAGCTTATTTCATTATTACAATGATGACCAAAGGCGTTGACCGCAGGTTTAGGCTGGATCAACGTATATTAAAAGCTTCTAAGAAACCACTTTTGCCTTGATTATTACCATTCTTTTATGTTACAGAAGACCGCAGGAAGCAGCTTTCAGGGGATACAGAATGGTACTTAAACAAATCACAGCGCCTTTGACTGAACCAGTGACTATTGAAGAGGTTTGTGGTCAAATTCGTATTGTCGATTTGTCTGAAGAAGTTGCTACGGTTAACTTGTTTATTGCTGCTATTAGAGAGCAAGCTGAAGCTATGACTAGGCGAGCTTTGATTACTCAGGAATGGGAACTTGTTCTTGATGGCTTTCCTAGTGGCAGAGTTCCTATCACCTTACCTAAAGCACCTGTTCAAAGCATAACTTCGATTAAATATATTGATACAAATGGTGTTGAGCAAACTCTCGATTCGATAGCATACAGGTTGTTGGCTGATTGCGAGCCTGCTGACGTGATTCCTGCTTATGGCTTAAGCTGGCCTGCTACGCGTTATGATCAAGCTGTTGTGCGGGTTCGGTTTAAGTGTGGCTATGGCCCATTTGCTTCCGATGATCCTGAAGACCCTGATAAAGTAATGCCGAACAATGTTCCTAATGGAATTAAACAATGGATGTTGTTGAATATTGCAAACTTGTTCAGCAACAGAGAAACAGTGATTGTGGAAGGTCGCTTGAATTTAATCGAACTTACAACTCTTGCCGATGGTCTAATTGCTAATTATCGGTTACCAAGACTATGAGAAGTGGTAATAGACGACATTTAATTTCAATTGAACAACCAGTTGTGACCAAAGATAAGTTTGCAGCCGCTAGTACGGAGTGGCAATTATACAATAAAGTGTGGGCAAGCATCGAATCGCTCAAAGGGTATGAGAAGACGGTTGCTAAAGCTTCCTGGCCTACAGCGACTGCTAAGATCGGCTTTCCTTATATCAAAGGTGTATTGCCCACAATGCGAGTAAGTTACGAAGGTGTAATTTACTCAATTCTTGATGTTGATGATGTTGATTTGAGACATAGAGATATTTATTTAACTTGTGAATCTGGTATGAAGGGAGCTTAAATGTCATCGGGTTTTGATGTTAAAAGAGATGTGAAAGCTCAGGATTCGGAAACGGTTGATATTCGAGCAAAGCTTTGTAAGTTATTTCATTTGCCTAAGAATACTACTAGCTTTGAGTTGAAAGTTGAACTTTGTAAACCTATTATCATCAAATGTGAATATTATCCTGAAGATAAAGATTTGCAAGGTATTGAACTGGTAACTGCTGAGTTTGAACTTATTGAGCGTGTTAAGTGACAGTCGAAGAGAAATTTGCAGCGATTTTGACGCCTGTATTTGGCGATGAACTCTATCCTGTAGTTCATCCTGATCCTGATGGCTTAGAAAGCAGCGTGTCTAACCTCTATGCTGTTTATACTAAGATTGGTGGTAGGAAGTTCGGTAGCTTGGAAGGTGATGGAAGCTTAAGACGAACTAGAGTTCAAGTTTCAATTTACTCAACTAGCTATGGTGAGTTGAAAGCAAAAGAAGTTGAACTAGAAGCTGCAATGTTGGTGGCTAATACTTTAGCTGGTCAAACCATTGATGCTGGTAATGATCCTCTCGAAGTTTTGTTAGCTTTGCCGAACGTTGCTGTTGCCGAGCCGACTGACGATTATGAACCTGATACAAAGCGGTTTGTTTTGCACAGTGAATGGTACGCTTGGTGCCGGTCATAAATAAAACTTGGGAGGAACAGCAATGACTGACTTTTTGAATGGTGTACCGGCGTGGTTTTTGATTTTCCTGGTCATTGTACTCGGCGGGGCGCTTAGTGTTATCGGTTCATATCTCATTTTTACTTTGAAGCAGATGTTTGCGGGACTTCAAAGTACTCTTCAAGAGTTAAAAGATTTGATTAAAGAATTGTTCGAGGATCGTAACGATCACGAAGCAAGAATTAAAGCAATAGAAACTAGATGCGAAGAACGCAAAGCAGCCGGAATGTCTTGTTACCCGCCACATAACAATCAATAGTTTGAGCAAAAGGGTTCAAACTTCATAAGTTCAAAAAGGAGAACTAATTATGTCTATCAACGCTCAGCTTGCTCAGTTGTCGAAGTTGTATATTGAAGGGTCTTCCGGCGCAGCGGAAGCTCTTACCGCCGTTACCGTAGGATATCCTACGATTATTGCAATCACCGGTCATGCTGGTGTTGCTAATGGTGACGTTGTTGCACTCGCAAACTTTGCTGGTGCAGATGCAGCGGAACTTAACGGTAAATCTTTCGTAGTTACTCATTATGCTACTGGTGCAACTAATGATACGTTTACCATTGATGTCAACACCGTAGGTAAAACCATTACCATTGGTACAGCAACTGCTACACCTGCCGCCTGGACGCCTGTGAAAGAGATTAAGAGCATCAAACCTAACTCCGCAGTCGCGTCTAAGATTGATGTTACTGATCTTGATTCGGTTGCTAAAGAGTATCGTTCGGGTCTTGTTGATCATGGTTCGTTCAGTTGCGACATCAACGTTCTTGAAAGCGATCCAGGACAGGCTGCTGTACTTGCTGCATTCCTTAACGCAACTACCAACAACTACAAGATCACTACTCCTGGTAAAACTCGTACCTTCAATGCGACTTGCCTGAAGTTCCCCACAACTCCTGACTTGGCTGTTGACAGTGTACAGACCGGCTCCGCAGAGTTCCAGATTAACGGCCTTATCACCGTTTCGTAAGTTCATTTTAGCGGTTGCGAGTTAGGTTGAACAGTTGCTGTTCGGCAAACCTCGTGGCTGCTAAGTTCATTTAGTAGTTAACTCCAACAAAGAAAGGAACACAAAACAAATGGTACTCGACCGCAATAGTCTGCTTAACGAACTGAGGCTTAAGACTGAACTTGTGAAACTGGACAACGGTGATGTGATTATGACTGAGCTTTCCGGTCCTGATTACATGAAGCTTTACACTGATCCTGCTAACAGGAAAATGGTTGACGGTGTTGAAACAATGGAAATGGGTCGCTTCCAGGCCGCGCTGATTGTTTACGGTGCTGTTGATGATAAGAATCAACGTATTTTCAAAGATGAAGACATTGACGCTGTAATGCGTGGCGCTAATGGTGTGTTCTTCAAGTTGGCTGAAGCTGCTCGTAAAGTCAACGGTATGACTGGTGACGAATCAAAAAACTCCAACGAGACGGAAGCAGAAGATTCCTCTTCCGTCTCTGCTTAGAGCTTGGTGTAAGACATCCTGATGAACTAATTGTGGGTACGCCTATAACGCTTCTCAGGATGCCTCTAGGAACGTGGTTTGGTAAGCCTCGGTGCCTTACCCTTACCTTGCCAGGGAAAGCCGGTTTAACAGCCTCACAGATTAATGATTGGCTTGCTTACGATCAGATTGAGCCGTTTGGTGAAATGAGAAATGAATTGCGTCATGGTCAGCAGATGGCGCTTCATCTGAACTTGAATCGTGATAGTAAACAACGAAGTGAACCGTTTACTGCTTTGGAGTGCATGAACTATGTAGTTAAACCTCCTGACAGAGTGTATTCTGAGGCTGAATTAGAAGCCTATGCAGACAAGATATTCGGAAGTTAGCCGCGCAAAGGTGCAGTAAAATGGAATTAAGACGCGGAAATCCCCGTTAGCAACCTAATGCTAACGGGGATTTGTTGTTTAAGTAAAGGTTGTCTTTGTCGTTTCTTTTCTTCTTTTGGTTCGTCAGAGAAAATAGCTTTCAAGGCGTCACCAAGGGAATTACAAAGACAATGCCATTTAAATTGTGCTATCAATCCTCGACCTGAGTTTTTCATTCCCAATCTATTGACTTCAAAATTCTTTACAAATGTAAATATGTTTAAAAATAGGAGTTTTAAGTTGGATTTTTCTTTAACTTTTGATTTCGCTGTTTGTTTGAATAAGGTCAAAAGAGGGCGATGCCAATCGGTATCCGATGTATGCACTTCATGGTTACATATTGTGCAAAGCATGTTGTGATTGCCATAATCACACAACCATTCATCTATATGTTTTAATTTGTGCAAATCTCTAGTTGTTTCGCCGTCTGCTATAATAACTAGCTTATGTTTATTATTGTCTGACATTATGTTTAAAAACTTCTTCATTTCAAAAGCGTTGAGAGCTTTGAAATACATACAACGTTCTTCCATATTCATTTTAACAAATTCCATGTATGTTCTGTTTCGTTCTTGTTGTGATATGTTCATTCGATAGCCTCCTTGTATGACTAAATCCGCAACATTAAATCGAAACTGTTGCGGATTTAGTTGAAAGTTTTACTTCTGAGTAAGATAAGGAACGTTAGGTACTTCGCCTCTGGCTTTAGCATAAGCCATCTGAGTATTAAGTGATCCGATAATTTTGCCCAATGCTCCGCTACCTGCGTTAACTTTAGCTACAGTGGTTTCTTCAGAAAACAGCTTTCTGGTTTCGGCGTCAAGGGCTTCTCTCAGGGTGTCAAGTTGACTTACTTTAGCTTTGCTCATTTTAATTCTCCTTTTAGGTATGCACGTACTGTGCGGTTTGCTCTTATTATTGAGCGTTTAGCTTCGATGACTTGAGGATGAAGGTCTGAAACTCTCGATCTCATAACTTGTGCAACATAAACGTTAGTTATTGTTTTAATTTTGCGTTTATTCTCAATTCTTGTTCTTTCTTGTTCGCAAATTTTACAAGTTCCGTTTTTTCTTAAAGCCTTTTCATTTCTAACGTGCCCTTTAATACATAAAGTTTTGCGTGTTTCTTTGTTAGTTACGTTGTGTCCATTTATGAATTTTAACCTCTCACCTCGTTTGTGCGCTTTGTTGTTACTTTTAGCGACACCTGTTAATTCACCACACCCACAATGACAGTAACCGTAAGGAATTTCAGTGTTCATGTTAAAGGCTCAATAACTAGGTGTTCAATGTTAAATTCGCGTTCGTTCAAAGTTCTATCGACAAACCAATAGCATTTGCACATTTTGTCATTGAATAGTTCAACAATTGTCATTTTAGGACTTCCTGTTTTAAGTCTAACTACAGAACCTATTTTAATATTGTCTATTGTCGCTTCAATAACGGTTTTTGCATAATTGTTATCAGGTTTGTCGTGAACGGTTTGTATTTCACACTGAATTAAAAACTCTTTAATTCTTACTTTGCAAGACGGACATGCAACAGGGTTTTCCACTCTAGCTTTCCAGTAATAACTGCACTTGGGGCATATCATTTAGTTTTCTCCTTTGCGCTTCAAAATTGTGCGAATACTATTATCACTACAACTATCAAGAGTCAAGCCCCAAAGCATTATAATTTACAAATGTAATTGACTTTAATTAGGATTTTGTGTTATGAAATACGCTAAAATCCCTATTCGTGTTTAAGGAGCCTTTCTATGAATGATGTTAAAGCAGGTAACATCACCATAGAAGGGCTTTCTGCATTGCAAGACAAGCTGATGCTTTTGCCTGATAAGATGGCTAAGAACATACTTGCTGGTGCTATTCGGGAAGGTGCTAAAGTAATTCAAAAAAGCGCAAAGTCTAAAATAAGAGATAGTAAAGGACCTCATAAGTTAAAAGTTAGAGGCGAGTATATCACCATTCTTCCAGGTAACATGCGGCGAATGGTTAGAGTGAAGGTTGATCGAAGTGGAACACGAAGGTTTAAAATTAGCTACGAAGTGTACGTTAAAAACGCAACCGGTTGGTATTGGAGGTTTCAGGAGTTTGGAACCAGTAGACATGCTGCACAAAACGGTGGAACCGGTTTTATGCGGCCTGCATTTGAAGAAACACAAGAAGAGGTAACTGAAGTAGTGAAGAAGTATATTGCTGAGCGGTTAGATTTAATCGGATAATCCGTACAATAATTCTTCGTCTGTTAGTTTGACATAACCTGGAAGAGTTGTTACGTCGATGTTGTGTATTTTGTAAAAACCAAATTCAGCCTCAAGCTTATGTTTCCATCTTTCGTTTGTCTTAGTTGCAAAATCATGCCAGCTTATTTCAAGTAATTCTAAATTTAACTCTTTATAAAGTGCAATTTTTTCTTGTTTCCGTGCTGCATATTTAGGGCTTTTACTAATACCCCAAACTTCAATATAAAGTCCGTTGGCGTAAAAATCAGCTTTTAGTCTTCGATTTGAGGTAATTAATGGTTCGTATTCATGATCAATATTGTTTTCAAATAACCAGTTATCTACGGCTAATTCGTATGAAGATTGAACGTCATGACCGTGTTTGCAAGCAAACCTTCTTCCTGTGAAACCAGAAGGTCTTATTTCTATTTCGTATTTTGCTAATAAGTTTGTTATAACTTTTCTAGGTAAATTAAATTTGGCGCCAATCTGCTCAGAAGACATGTTAGAATTTAAATAAAGTTCAATCAAGTCATTTTTGGAAGGAATGTTTGAACGATTCAAGTATTGAGGTTTGGCAGGGATGTTGTATTTCTTTAGCCAATAATGAACAGCAGTTCTATCTACGTTATACATGCTACCTATTTCACTTAGTGATAAAAATTGAACGTGAACAAATTTGTAAAGTTCTTCTTTTGAAGGACGTTTAACATCAATATCAAATCCTGTATGGGACAACCTTGTCTGTATATTATAATTTTTTAACCAACGTAGAACGTAGGTTTTGTTAGTATTAAAAATTTCTGCAATCTGCCTTGAGGTAAGGCGTTGATTAGTGTATAGTTCGCACAATTCTTCTCTAGTAGGTATCATGTCTCGGAATATACGTTGAATGAGGCAGAAAGTCAAGGGGTAAATTATGTCACTGGGCGATCTTGTAATAAGCATATCTGCCGATACTGCGCGCTTTCAGAATGACTTAGGTAAAGCCGGTCAATCTGTTGAGCGATGGGCTAACATTACTGTAAGGAGTGCTCAGCAAGGCGAAAAGTATATTGCTAAGATGGCTGAAGCCGGAATGACTTCGATTGACCGTCTTCAGCGTGAATTTAATTCCCTTGGAACCACAACCGCAAAATCTATTGAAAGCGCGGCTTTCGCTACCATAGCTTCTTTCGTCAAGATAAGAGAGTCAGGTGTTACCTCGTTCGGGGAAATTGAACGCGCTGAAGCGGCTGCTAGGGCCAAGATTTCGCAGCTTCCTGGCGTACTTGATGCTTCAGGTGCTAGTGTGGGCAGGCTTAGCACTAAATTTGGTGAAATGGGCCAAACCGCCATTGCTAAAATGGAGGAAATGAAGGATCAGGCTCAGCGCGACTTTGTAGCAATGCAATTAGCTGGTGAAGCTTCTGTTAACGTGTTAAACGCAGCTTTTAGCAAGTTTACTGGTGCGGAACAAGCTGTTAAAAACTTGCGTTCTGAGCTTGAGCTTGTTAATGCTGAAATGCAGAAGATGGTGAAAGAGCAGTCGCTTTCTAATTCCTTTAAAGGTTTAGGAATTAGATCAACTGACGATATAAACAAAGAGCGCCAAAGTGTAATTGATAATTTCAATAACGTTAAAAGCAGTGGTGCAGCGCCTGCTGATATTGAACGTGCTTATACGGCAATGCAGGATACTTTACAGCGCCTTGAAAAAGAGTCTCTTACCGTAGCTGAGCAGGCTGCTAGAGATAGGATTGCTGCTACTCAGAAAGAAGTTTCTGAGCGTGAAGCTATGTATGCTCGCCTTTTCGATGAAGCGTACATGCAAGAGCGTAAAGGTGTTATTGCTGAAGAGAAAGCTGCTGCTGATAAGATTGCGGCTACTGCTAAAGAAGTTGCTGATAGAGATGCTATTTACGCAGGGCTTTTTGACCAAGCGTTTTTGAAAGAAAGACAGGCTGTAATTGCCGCTGAAAAGGCCGCTGCTGAAAAGGCCGCTGCTGCTCAGAAAGAAGTTGTCGATAGAACTTCTATGTATGAGCGTATGTTTGTTGAAATAGAACAGCAAGAGCGTAAAAGTAACGCTGATAGAATAGCATCGCAAATCAAGATGTATGACGAAGCTGTGTTAATGGATAAGCGTTTAGCGCATGACAAGATTCAAGCACAGATTAAGATGTATGATGAAGCAGTAATGCTTGACCAAAAACGCACTAGAGATATGGCTGTTGAAGCTGCTAAACGTGCCGCTTTAGTTGCCAAAGAAGCTGCTGAAGCAAATGTTTATGCAACAAAGAATCAAGGTTTGGCTGGTGACAGACTTCAAGGCTCTTTCGACGTTCTTGGTCTGAAATCCTCGCTGAATATCGAAGTCGAACGCGCTAAGGTTATTGCTGCATTCGAAAAGATAAAAGCTTCTGGTGTAGCGAGTGCAAATGAAATCAAGCAAGCTCACGCTGCAATGAAGCGTAAACTTGATGAAATTGAAGGTACTACTTCGCCTGCAAACAAGCACACTAATAGCATTAATCTCCTAAGCTTAGCTTCCATTGCAGCGATTGCCAAAGTTCAGATTCTGTACTCTTTGATCAATCAGACAATGAGCTTGATTGGTAGCTTGCCTAGCACTGCCGTTGACGCTATTGAAACGTTTCAGTCTTCAATGATCAAAAACGCCGCTGTTATTACCTCTATGGGCGGCGGTGTAGCGGATATTGGTAAAGCATACCAGGAGAATAAAAAATACGCTGAAGCAGTTCAGAACGTTCTTGTTAAGATGGATGCTCACACTATTGCATCCTATAAACAACTTCAATTGATGAACGACGCCTTTGTTAACCAGGGTGTGTTTATTGACATTAACAACAAGAAACAACTTGAAGGCTATCAGAACACTGCTAACGCCTTGGCTACTATTTCTGCTGGCATGTCTAACCCTGACATGCAGTTCAGCCAGGAGATACGCGGCTTACTAAACGGCGAAGATAAGCCTACAAATATGCTGTTTAGGCAGTTGAAAGCAATTGATCCGCTTTTGAAAGATCATTTGGCTGATTGGAAGAAAATCGCCGCTGAAACAGGTAATGCAGGTTATGTACTTGAGAAGCTTGGACCGCTGCTTGTCGGTTACGCTGCTGCTAGTGGTGACATTGATTCGCTTTGGACTACTGTTAAGTCTACCATGAGCACTATCAGGGATGAAGTGCTGCGCGGTGGATTGAAGGAAGGGTTTGAAGAGATAGTTATTCAGATGAAGGAGATTGCGAAGCAGGCTAACGATAACAAAGAAAAGATTCAAGCAATGCTGAAAGAAGGTTTCGGTTGGGCTAAAGTAGCGGCTGAGTACCTATGGAATGTGGGCAAAGCTGCTTCGTATCTTGCCGAACCTGCTATTTGGTTAGGTATTTCTGCCGGTATTATCAAAGTAGCTACGTCAATGACTACGCTTACTTCTGAAATTACTTTAGCTACCGCTGGTTTGAATATATTGGTTGCTGGTTTGATTGCAGCGGCTGCTTATACCGGCAAAGAGTATTTTAAAGCCGGTGAAATGGAATCTAGACTTAAGGACATTAAAGCTAGTGCTGTTGACGGTTCTAAAGGTTCGCTTTCTGCTGGTTTACAACGTGAGCGTGTTGATAGACTCACTACTTATGACTTGGAAAAGATTCTTAGAGCCAATCCTTTAGCTTCTAATGCTGAAATTGCTGAGTGGATTAAAGCAGGTGCTGTTAAAAAGACCGCTGGTAATAATGCTGATGCTGCGAGTATTGTTAATTCAATGGGTTTGTCAATAAATCAGAACGCTATAAACGCAATGAAGGCTGATGCTGTTGCTGCTAATGCTATCAAGATTCCTAAAGCGCCGAAAGGAGCAGGGGGTGATGAAGCAGCAAGCGTGTCCGACTACAATAAGTTTGCAGGTATGTTTAACAACTTGGTTGATAGTGCTGAGCTAGACAACTACGACTCTAAGTTAGCTAAGATTGAAACTCAGATAATGAATTTGAAGACCGCTTATGATTCAATGAGTGAATCTGAACGTAAATCATTTGCGGCGTTTCAGAAGAAGCAGGGTTTTGATGGTGATCCGATAGAGTGGTTAAGAAATCAGAAAATAGCAAAACTTGATGCATCTGAAGAACAATCCGCTAAAGATTATGCTGCTAAATTTGAGAAGAATACTGCAAAACAATCATCAATGCAAGACATGATGAATTTATCTAAGCAGCTTGAATTTATCAAAGCATCTGGTGAAGCTGAAATAAACGCTTATAATAAGTTAGATGCTCGTAAAAAATTACTTTTGGAGCAAAATGGGGTTGATCTTGAAGTTATAAAACAAAGATATAAAGAATTGGGCGAAGAAGCATCTATGATTTTTCATGATAAAATTGAAAAATCGTTAGCTGGACAAGAAGTAGGTATTTTGAAAGTTGCTAAAAGTTATACAAAAGCTGTTACTGAAGCAATAATCGCTGAAAATGCAATGCAGAACGATTGGACGCTTGAAGAGAGAGCACGTAAATTTTTGATTGATAACGCTAGAATTGGCGAAGCTACGTATAAGGAAATTAGAGGGTTTGAAGAACTTAAAATTCAAATTTTAGAATTATCAGAACAGTATGAGAAGGTTGCTATTGCAAGGCGTGATCTTGAAAAATTAAGTCCTGAGTATAATGCGCTTTCTGATGAAGAAAGAGCCGAGCGCGATAAGCTATCTGCTTTTGATGTATTGCAAGGTCAAGTTAGAGATAAACAGCGTATTTTTGATAACGCCGGTAAGATGCAATCTGCTTTCGGTGGCGCTAATTACGGCTCTCAGATTGCAGGTATTGATAGCGAATACGATGCTGAAAGCCAGAAGTTGCGTGATATGTATTCAACGCAGCTTATTGATAAGCAGAAGTTTAACGAAGAAATGCTTCAAATGGATAGGTTGTACGCTGCTCAGAAAGAAGCGTTAGGTTTATCTATTTCTGAAGATGCTTTGAACATAGCGAAGCAAGGTTTTGCTGATAGTAAAGCGATGCAAGTTGTTATCTTGGCAATGGAAACTTCAATTGCTATCTCAAGAATTATGATGAACTCTGCTGTAGCTAAGAGCGCAGCAATCGCCGCTGCTCAGATGGCTGGTCCGTTAAGTCCTGCAATGGAAGCTGCTGCAATATCGCGTATTAGTGCTTATGAAGCAATGTCGATTGGTTTAGTTATGGCCGGTAGTGCGATCCAGGGAATGAACATCGCAGGAGGTCGCGCCAACGGTGGACCGGTAATCGCAGGGCAAACTTATATTGTCAACGAAAATCGTGCGAGCGAGGGTCCAGAATACTTTACTCCCGGTGTAAATGGTGTTATAACACCGGCTAGCAAGCTCGGCGGCTCTACTTACGCGCCTGTTTATAACATTGACGCTCGTAACTCTACATTGAATGAGCAACAGATTACTTCAATAGTCAAAAGAGCCAACGAAACAACCAAAGCTGAAATACTTAATTCAATGAATCGTGGTGGAGAGTTCGCACTTGCTTCAGGGAGGGTACGTTGACCATACTAAGTTTACCCGCATTTAGTAGAACAGCACCGTCCTTTCAGACATTTTCATTGATGCCTAATACGGCAAGTTTCACTTCTCCGCTTAACGGTACAGTTCAGACTTCTGAACTTCCCGGCGCAAGGTGGGTTTCAACATTTGGTTGGAACGGTTTGACTGATTTAGACGTGCGTATTTTGAAAGCATGGCTCAATAAGCTCTCAGGGCGAGCAGGCCGCTTCTACCTCACCGATCACACGCACAAAATACCGTCAGGAACGGCCCAAGGTTCGCCTGTAGTCAACGGGGCGAGCCAAACAGGTCGTACCCTTGTCACGTCAGGATGGACGCCGAATCAGACCGCTTTGCTGCTTCCTGGCGATTATTTCAGCGTTGGCTCTCAGCTTTGCGTGATTACCGAAACTGCTGCGTCGGATGGTAGCGGAAATGCAACGCTGACCTTTGAGCCGCCGCTTAGGTCTAGTCCTGCATCACGAACTCTTAGCAGTGAACTATTGACAAATGGAAGTTTTGCTACAGATACGGCATGGTCAAACCAAGGCGGTTGGGTAATATCAGGCGGTGTTGCTTCGTGTGATGGAACCACTGCAAATTCGGCAATTTATCAAGCTGCTACAATTGCAGCAGGATTAAAGTATGAAATTACTTACACCATAGTTAGTGTTACATCAGGCACAGGTTTTGTTGCTAGAATTGGAGGTGTATCAGGCACTACCCGCAATGCACCCGGAACTTACACTGAAGTTATAACGGCAACTACCTCTAACGGCGGTGTGCGTAGTTTGAATAATACAGTAGGCTCTATAGATAATGTGTCTATAAAGCAAGTTCTTGTTGAAAGCGATGTTTTAATAACAAGTTCCCCTAAGTGCATAATGATGCTTGAAGATGATAAGCAAGACAACTTTCCGTTTCAGGAAAAGAACAACTCTTCTGTGACAATTAAGTGCTTGGAGATGTTCTAAATGCGTTCGTTAACTACAGCGGCTAAAAACGCATTTTCGCAATTAAACTTTCCATCTCTAGCTCTAGTTGAACTAGACTTTGCTGATGGTTTTGTTCGTTTATGTAACGCAGGTTATACTTTCAAATGGAACGGTTACGATTGGCTTGGTATTGGCACGTTAGGTTCAATTGAAGCTATTAGTGAAGGGATTGCGTTACAGATGTACGGTTGTCAATTAACTCTTTCCGGCATTCCTTCTGAGGTTATTAGCGAAGCTTTCACACAAACTTATCAAGGCCGTTCTGCTACTATTTGGATTGCACCTTTAACTGAAGATTATGTTATAATTGCCGATCCTGTTGTAGTGTTTAAAGGTAGAATGGACACAATGGACATTTCACTAGGTGATACTTGTACTGTTACAGTAAGTGTTGAAAGCCGTCTAGTTGATTGGGAACGACCTAGAGTTAGACGCTTTAACGATGAAGATCAGCGTAGTGAATATCCGAATGATCGTGGATTTAGGTATGTTGATCAAATGGTCCAGAAAGATTTGAAATGGAACCGGAGCGATTAAATGAGACATCAAGATTGGCCTAAAAGGTTTAACTCGTTGATTCAAACTGCTTCAAACAAGTCTTTTGTGTGGGGAAAACACGATTGCTGTTTGTTTGCGGCTGATGTTGTTAATGAATTAACTGGAATTGATCACGCTCAGTTTCTGCGCGGTAGATACAGAACTCATTTAGGCGCTGCGAGAATCATAAAGAAACTAGGTGGCGTCAAAGCTATAGTTGAAAATGCATTAGGTGATGAAATTCAGCCGTTGTTAGCCCAAAGAGGTGACATTGTGCTTATAAAAACTAAAGAGTTTGGTGATACTTTGGCTGTGTGTGCTGGTGAGTATTGTTTTGCACCTGGATACAATGGGCTTGCTAAGGTTTCTATTCAAGAAGCCGTTGCTGCTTGGAGGGTTGCTTAATGCCTCCTGTAGTGGCGACAGTAATAGGTCTTATTGAGTTATATGGAGTTTTTACTGTTGTGGCTTATGCCGTAACTTTAGCTTCTGTAGCTTACTCAGCTTATATGATGGCTACAATGGAGGCTCCTAACCAACCTGACGCTACAAAACGTCTTCAAACTGTTCGTTCCTCAATTCAACCTCACCGAGTTCTTTATGGTGAGTGTATGACAAGCGGAGTGCTTGTTTATGCTCAAACTCATTCAATTAATCCCGCTACTGGTGAAAGTGAAGATGGGGAAAACAAATACATCTCGCTAGTAGTCGCATTTACTGGTCATGAAGTCGAAGAGATAAAAGAAATTTGGTTGAATGATAAGTTATCAACAGATTCTGTGTTCATAAAACACATTGAAGCTGTTGATGCTGAAGGTTATTGGCTAAGTTATTTAGATGGTCCTGAAATGGTTTGGGTTGAAACTAAACCTGCGATCCCTGCTCACGATGAAACATTTGCAACTATGTTTAAATATACAGGAACTTCTACCCAAACAGCAAATTCTTTTCTGA